CTTTTAGGAAGGCATCTATCGGGGCTTTTTTTATCCTTTGAAGTACCGCATTCACCTTTAATTTCACCATCTGTTCCTATCCTCACCCATTTTTGATCTAACCATTTTTTTAACTCACCCATTATTTTTTCCTTCGGCTCTTCAAAACACCTTTTAAAGTTTTTGCTTGAGCAGCGTGTGTTTTAGATGCTTTACTTAAACCTTTTATAACTTTTTTAATTTTTGTTTTGTTTTTTTGAGTTTGCATTATGCTTTTCTACCTTTTCTTTTGCCACCTTTAGATTTTTTAGCATAATTAGGGTCTTTACAATATTTTGAAGCAGCTAAGTTTGCATAAGCTGATGGATATGTATCAAAAGTTCTTTCTGCCCACGCTTTACCTTCAGGACAAATTTTACTTCCTTTACTTTTACGAGAAGCTTTGCCACCCTTTCTATAATAAGTTAAACCTCTAGGCATTACATCTTTTGGTTTTTTCTTTTTCATGGGTGGTTTAGATATTTGTTGTGACATTTGACTTCTTGACATAGCCATTTAACATCTCCATCTTTTTCTTGCTTGTCTCAACCTACTATTAGGATTTTTAGCTGCTTTTGGAAACTTTTTCATTTGACCAGCAGAACGAGCGCAATAAGATTTTCTTCTAGCTTTTTCCTTTTTAGTTAAATTTTTCTTTTTAGTAACTGCTGTTTTTAATTTTGAACCTGGATTTTTACGTCTATAAGCTTTAACACCAGCCTTAGTCATTCCAGCGCCCTTTTTTGTAGGGCGAAAATTCTTTTTATTTCTTTTTGGCATTTTATCTGCCATAATAATCACGCATGAAAAACAGTTAACATATCAGTAACATCAACAGTATATTTAACAGAAAGACCATTAGCGAATAAAACACCATTTGAGGGTATAGTTCTATCTACAGTTTGATTAGCTGTTCCTACAGTTCTAGCTGTAAAAAGAACAGTTCCATCTTCAGGTGCGCCATTAAAAAAAGACACTGTACCTGCCGTTCCTCCAGAAACAACAGACATACCTTTAAGTCTTATTCTGTTAGCTCCTTCAACAGCTTGAGCGCAAAGAGAACCTGAACCAACCTTTATATTAGCTGCATATTGTGCAGAACACTCAACTGCTGAAACAGTTAAAAATAACTTCGTTCCTGCTACAGCTTCTGCTGAACTTGTAGAAGTAATAACTTCTGTCATAGCATCACCAAAAACATCAGTTCCTGTAATGGTACACGTTTTAGCATTATCTCCTGTGCCAGTGGTTGTTACAATAACATTTCTTGCAGCACCACCTGCAAATGTAGTGTTTGCCATAGTTGCTGAAGTATTAGGTCTTGCTGCGGTAACTAATCTATCATCATCTGAAGCGTTTGTATCAGATATGGTTAATGTTTTTACATCTGAACCTGCCATTTATATCTCCTTCTTAAAAAGGGGGATTAAATCCCCCTAAAATTAAGCTTCGTAACCCATTAACTCAATCAACAACTTACCAGCAGTATAGTCTGCATCAGTTGCATCACCTGTAGTTAAATATAAAAAAGAATCAGCAGCAGGTACAGCAGTAAAATATACCTTACTACCTAATGTTGCATCACCAGCGTTTACAAGCAATGTTTCCGTTAAATCACCAATAGCGCCATCTTCAACACCTGTTCCTTCAGTAGCAGAGTGTACGTTAATGTCTGGATCACCTCCTGCAGGAGCTTCAAAACACTCCATGCTACCTGTTAAGATAGTTCCATTTCTTGCAGCAGTTATTTGACCGATGTGACAAACTAAAGATGTTCCATCAACACCAATAATATCACCACTTCCAGTTGACCTTAAACCAGTTAAATCTATTAAAATTCTTGTGGTGATTATACCACCGCTTCTTTGAACAGAACTTTTATAAATAGTGCCTGAACCTGTTGTAATACCAGTTCCAGCTTCTACTGCCATAGTATTAGCATCTAAAGATACAAAACCAGCAGAACTAATTGACATTTGAGTTGTCTCAACGCCTGTGCTTGAAGCAGTTGCTATTGAAGAATAACCCCCCTCAGAACGAAGGGTGCCTTTAAAAGTTGTATTAGCCATTCTAATCTCCTCGTCTTGGCTGTTGTCAGTCACATTATGCAACTGTCAAGGGAATAATAATACCTTACATTACTTTAAAACAAAAATAAAGAGGCAAATAAATTGCCTCTTTAATAAATCGAACAAATGTTCGTTTTAGTGGTTAAGCGCCTGGCGAACCAAACACACAACGAGGGTCAGAAAACCCAAAGGAATAACGCTCACGAGCCTTAAACCTCATGTTTCCAGTATCAAAATCTGCCTCCATAGAGGTAGAAATTGGTGTACGCTCAAACAACTTAAAACCATTCGGAGCATCTGTTTTAATAAAAAATGCGTCTGTATCAGTTAAAAAGTGGTTCACAGTGTAACCATCTGGAAGCATACCCATGTTACGAGTTGCGTTAACATCATTGTCAGCAGTACCTGGTCGTAAAGTTGACTCTAGTAAACGATCAGCAATAAATTGAAGCTGTGGTGGTATGATAAGTTTCATACCTCTTAAAGCGATAATCATATTGCGTTCATCAACGAATGTTGAAATACTTATCAACGCATCTTCTAAAGATGTTTCGTTTAGGTCTGCAGCAGTTGAAGGTTCGTTAGCAAAAGTTCCACCACCAGTTAAAACGTGTGCAGTAGAACATAACTCAAGACCATCACCACCTGTAAAACTACTATCAAAAGCATTATTCAGTGTAGCAGCAGCTTTGACTTGCTTTGTATGAGCCATTGAACGAGCAAGAGCCTTTGTGTATCTTGCACCAAGACGATCATACAAGTTGTCTTCAATTGCTTCTTCAGTAAGTGCAAAAGCAAGAGCAATTGTTTCATGCGTATAACGAGCAGTATATGCTTCGTTTGCAGAATCAAATGTTACTCCTGCACCTTCAGTTTTTGTTTGAGCATTCCCAAAACCACTCAACATCACTTCTTCTTCGAATGCACGATCTGAAGTTTCTGTTTCATAAATTTCAAGATGTTCGGTATCATACCGATCATACTCCATTCCGAACAAGGCGTTTAGACCTGGTTCTAACTCTTTAGCGAGTTGCGCTCTAGAAATAGCCATGTCTAAACCTCCTTACGCCAATCCAGCGCCTTTAACGCCAAATATGTGATTTTGAATAACAACCCTAACATTAGTATTTGCAGAGGATACATCTGAATTTTCAGGGTCTTCTGAAATGTCAATGGCTTTAAGAGATAGTGTAGTACCAGTAGCTCCATCAGACACATTTAATTCAGCACCAGAAATACCAGTAACGGTGCTTCCAGAACTTGTATAGACAATATCAAAATTCCCAAGCAAATCAGCTACAGGCATTGCAGCATTCGCTTGAATTTCAAAAATAACCATAGGGTCGTCGATGATAAAAGCAATAATGTCTGAAGCATTAGTGCTTGCAGGATAGTAATTACTATAAACCTGTTCTTTAGTTGTAGGATCGGTATATTGACAGCCGTTGAATACACCTACAATTGGTACGGTTCCACCATCAGCGTGGACTTCTATACCTCCACCAGTGACTTGCATAACCATGTCACCTTGAAAAATAGAAGTTCCGTAATTTGCAGCTATTCTGTATCGGCTTGTGCCTCCTGTATAGGGCGTTCCACCTATTCTTCCTACAGGACGCATACCAAAAGCAGCATCTTTATTTGCCATGATCTTTTACTCCTGTTTTGGTCTTTGTGAGCCAAAACTCACAGATGATTTACGTTGAGGACTTAGTTTCGGCATATTGGGGTTGTTGTCACGCATCCAATCACGGTCAACTGCATCCATTTGATTTCTAGCCATTTGGCTATAATGTTCATTCCGCTGGTCTACAATTTCTTCAGGAACACGAGCTAATATAAGCCCACCAACGCCAATACAACCAGCGTTTTTTCCTTCATCAATTACAGGTGCGTCAAAGTCTGGGTATTCTTCAGCACGAACTAATTCGTAGCCTTCTCTCCGTTTTTTGTGAACATTGTTACGATCATCAAAGTCCATAACAGATTCACGAATCCAACGATGTTTATATCCAATCGGGGCTTCTGGAGCCTCTAATGTTGATGGAGCTTTCCATTCAGCTTTTCTTTCGGTTTTTTCACGAGTAACCGTTTCTCGGTTAGTTCTATCAGCCATCTTCAACTCCGTTTGTTTTCTAGCTTCGCAACTTCTTGTGCGTATCTTTCCAAAGGTATTCGCATTTTATTTGCAAACGCCACTTGACCAGGTGTTAATTGCACCGATTTTTTTCGCCCAGACTTTACAGACCGTCCATTAGACGCAGGAGTAACGGCTTGAGCGTTAGTACGTTTCTCCTGAAACTTATGAGGAAACTCAACTTTCATTCTTTTGTCGATTTCCTGATAATAATCATCAGTTGAAGGGTCAAACCCTTCATCTAATACTAATTGTTCGTGTATAGCTTGCGCTCCTCTTGTCATTACTCTATCTGAACCAAACCAATTATTTTTTGATAACCAACCTTTTAATTTCGGGTCATCATCTACATTAGGTTTTTTAGGTTGAGGTTGAGGAGCAACTTGTTGCTGTTGTTCTAAAGCTTGTTTTTCTGAAGCTTTTTGTTGTTGCATTTGAGATTTTTGAACACGCAATCTTTCTTCTTCAACAGCAAGTTTAGACATTAATTGTTGTGCTTGAGCCATTTTTTCTGCATCACCAGACTCATGCGCCTGTTTGTAAATTTCTTTTACTTGTGCAGATTGACTTTTAATACGATTATCATATTCATTTATGTAACCCTGATCTAACTGACCTAATCGTTGTTTTAACTGCTGGTTCTCTTGTTCTTTTTGTTGTGCGTAATTATAAGCAGCTTCTGCTTCTTCTATTGCTTGTTTTCTTTTTGCAGTTAACTGATTAATACGCTTTTTAACATTGTCACTATAAGACTCTAACTCATCCGCATCTTCATTATCTCGAACATTTGTTTGAGTTTCATTAGATTTTTCTGAAGAAACTTCAACAACAGTATTATCATTAGAATCCTGCTCCTGTTCAATCTCAACAGAAGTTGTTTCTTCTTCTACAATTTCACGAGCTTCTTCAGCCATACCTATATCCTTTTCTTACCTTATACATACGAAATATCAGATGGGTCAAGTATTGTTGCAATAATATTATCATCATTTATCAAACGAACCTCTAATCCGTCCACTTTAAATCTATTTCCAGCATATCTTCCCATAAGAACCCAACTTTTCTCATTACACCACGCACCAGATGGAAATTTACCAACGTCTTTATATGCGTCTGGTCCTACTTTAACAACATAAGCAGCCACTGTAGCAAAACTTTCTTTGTCTCGTATTGCATCTGGAATAAAAACTCCACCTTTTGTTGTTTGTTTCATATAATATGGGATAACTAAAAGTCGATAACCTACAGGTTCAGGTAATCTTTCTAAAACAGAAGGTTGAAATTTAGAAGGGTCTTCAGAATTTTTAGACTCTTCTACTTTTGGAAAACCTTTCTCAACTGCTTTAGGAATATGACTTCTTGCTCCTATAACTTTTTTTTCAGGAACAAATATTTTTTTATTCATCTAAATCTAAACCTTTCATCGAGGTAACAATTAAATCTTCAACATAGGTCATTCCTCGTATTTGACCTACTGTAAACCGATATGTTTCTAACGTATCGCACGAACCACTAGCTAACGCCTCTTTAAAATCATCTTTACGTTGTCTAATGTCTTTTAAAAGATGTTCCGCTAATACTATAGCGTCCATATATGTATTCCTTTTACCATACTATAACAATATGTAGCATTATAAAACATATATTACCATAAAAAAATAATCAAGTTATCATTTTTAAAGCAGTCTGTTCTGTTTCTTCATTCCTTCGTGTCCACCCTTTACCAAAAGTATCAAACGTAGATAAGGACTCATAAAACTCCTGTCTTCTACGTTTATAAGTTGTAATAGTTTTTTCTATTCCATGATGTTCTATATATTCATCTAAAGTTTTTAAAGTGTTTGGACCAATGCCACCGTCAGCTACAGTGCCAATCATTTCCTGTAATTTTTTAACAGCCCTACCTACACCACTATTTACACTCCAATCAAAAATAGCTAAATCCAAGCCAGAAGGAAGTTGGTCACATTTTGCTCGAAGCCAATAATTTTTTTCATATATAGGGGCAACATCCTCTTTGGTTAAATCTTTCATATCTTTCGTACCACCCCATTCTTCATAAACTCTTTTGGTTACTCCGAAATTAGTTTCACCCCCAGGATCACGAGGGTGGTTTATATACCCACCTTCATGGTGCAAGATTATTTCTAAACACTTTTGAAAATTTTCTTTCACTTTGTTAAACCTTTCTGTTTCTCATACGTCCTCAATGAGCCAATGCCTAGCATTCCGCCCAAAACCGTGAGGAGCGTACCCATATCAAACTCTGGTAGTTCTGGTAATTCTACACCTGCAAAAGATGCTCCAAATATAATTAAATCTTTAATGATAAAATGGTATAGGAAAGCAAGCGCACAAGTCCAGCCAACTGCAGGTCGCCAACCGCCTTTAAACAAAGAACCTGAAGCTGCTTCAGCTTTGTTTATTTCTAATTGGGCAAGCAATGCTTGTTGAGCGTGTGTGTCAGCCATAGTTGCCAACTCGTGAGCCAACTTAGCCTTCTGATCCTTATCTTCAATAACTTTATCAAGTATTTGTGTAGCAGGACCAATTAAACTTCCTAAAATACTCATTTTTCTTTTCCTTCCTTTGGTGAAGCAGCAATAGTAAAGTTTACACTAAAAGAACGTCTTTCTCCAGAAGTCTTAAAAGGATAAACACAATGATGCAAATGTGCAGGGAAAACTATAAAGTCTCCAACTTGCGGTTTCATTAAAAAATTAGAACCTGTATGATTTGCAGGATAGCCATGAACAAACTGTATATGACCGTGACTAGGGTGATGGTCTTTATAGTCTTCTTCCCATTCTTTTTCTATTCCTTCAGGCAATTTTAAATAACCAACACAAGAAAGCATTGAACCTAAATGCACATGAATAGGATTATACTCGTGTTCAAACTGACGAACAAACCATGAACTCGTAATTTCAATGCGATAGTCTAACGAATCAGGTGTAATGTTTCTCATTCCCATAGACGTATATTGTTCAGCATGACTTTGATAACGCATTAAAAAAGCACCAAGCTCATCAGCCCACGCTTGATTTAATTCATCTGTCCATTTTAATTCTTGACTTACTTTGCCCACAAGATTGTGAGACCAGTCCTCCATTTTATCATCCATAGCATTGTTGCACTTTTCAACAAAACTAGGTGACATCTTACGATAACCCATAATCGGACTAAAAGGAGCAAACATCTCCTCCTCCGTTTTAGGCGTATAAAGATTAACCATTCAAACCTCCCCAATGAATGTTAAATTATTGTACTCCGTAGCCTAACATAGCGTTTAAGCCAAATACCTCCAATATCATAAAGCTAAACAATAGTAATAAAATACTCCAAACAATTAATTTGCCACTAAAATTTGTTGCAGATAATTTGATAGCAATAAGTTCATTCCCTAGAAACCGTAATGCTAGTTCAAACTCATTGTGTTCTTTTTTTACAACAATTCCATTTTTTTTCTCAGGTTTATCCATTTGGTCCTCTTTTGGCTCTTAATTGATTAAGGTTTTTATTTTTTGAACCCCCATCATAATACCAAGCATAACCCCTATCAACCATTTCAATATTTAAATTAGTTTCACCACAATAAATCCAACCAAGCATACGACCATATTTACCATCTTTTTCTGTTTTTACACGCAATCCAGAAGTTTTTCCATCTTCAAGTCTTCTCGTAAGAAAATCTTTTGTTTCTAAACCCATCTTTTTTTCTTCTAAATCTCGTGTACGGCTTTCAGGAGCATCAATACCTGCTAAACGAACACGTTCTTTTTTAGAAAGATCAAAGCCAAGATCAATAATAATATCAATTGTATCGCCATCAACCACCTTAACTATTTCTTTGATAGCATACTCATACATCTTTTATCCTTTTATTTATTCAATTTGTCGTTTTTTTAAAAAAGAAGCTACACCAAAAGGACTATCTGAAGAACCACCTGCAGCAAGCATTTGTTGTCGGACTAGGTCTATATTCTCAAAAAATCCTCCAAGACCTCCTCTTAATCCACCATCACTTAAATTTAAATCAGGAAAAGTTCTGTCTGTTATTTGTTGCACTTCTTGAACATAAGGTTCAATTTTATTTCTTAATTCTTCCCTATTTTGTCTTTGCACTTGCTCTATAATAGGCATGAGGTATTGCCTCATTGTTTGTCCACCCATTATTCCTTCACCTGGTGGAGGCAATATAGTCAAAGCTGTATTTTGCGGTGGGGTCAGTTGTCCTGTGCCAAAAGGAGAAAGTTCAGGGATAGGTGGAGCTGAAGCAGAGGAAGGTATTTGAACTTCTTGGTTAGTAGTAGCATTTACATAATTAGGATCGGGTCTCATTTGCTTTCTCCGTTACCATTTTTGCCTTTACTATACGCTGTTGCACCCATAAAAACACTAACTACAGCAGCCTGACTAACGTAAAATGTATTTAAAATTCCAGAAAATGTAGTAACTTTAGATTCAGCAACAAACGGCAAAAATATAGCTGCGGTAAACAAAACCATAGACCCCATTGCAACCCAAGCCATAAGACGTTGTTGATCCTGCATTTTATCAAGATTTTGGTTCATTTCACGTTGGTGCTGAAGTTGCTCAATCTTTGCTGTCATAGCAAGTTCTCCATCCGTGACGATCCCATCACCATCCAAATCCGCTTGCTCCCATGCACTACCTTTTTGAAGTTTCTTTTGAGTCATGCTATCTCCTATTTAACAAGTAACCACATAGGCTGTGTCCTATATAAAGACGAAAAGTATGCGTAAACAAAACATATTATTGTAAGTAACACAAGAAATTTCGGATCGTCCAACATATTACCACGTTCTTGATAAAATATAAAGAAGTAACATACCAAGTCCACAAACGGCAAGAATAACTAAAGCTATACCAACTACTTCCATAATTTCATCCTGTTTTTGTTTTGCTATTTTTGCTTGTTCTTTAGCTTGTTCTTTAGCCTCTTGAATGCGTCTTGCCCGTTCATCAACAATAGATTTCCAAGTTCCTGAACCAAACCTCATGTCAACAGCAACACTTATTTCGTACCTTTTTTCAGCAGCAATTTTAGCATCTATAATTTCTGTAGCAACTGTCTTTAAGCCAAATTGATCGGCAATGCCCATTTTTGATTTTTTAGAACGACCTTTTTGTATTTGATCTTCTGCATCTAAAATATCATTTATAGACTGAGCAAAGGAGCCTATATCTTTAGCTGTGTTAATATTTGTTTTAATAAAATCAACAGATTTATTAAGTAAAGCAAGCCCAGTTAGGACTTCAGCAACGACCAACTACATACTCCTTAAAATATTAAAAGCCTTTAAATTAAGCTTTTTTAGTGGGCCTCCCAACCTTTTTCTTTTTACTACTTGCTTTCTTTACAGTTTTTGGTTTCTCTACTTTTTTTTCTACCCAAGCTTCATTTACATCTGAAGTGCTTAAATCATCTTTAACATAATGACCTTTTTCATCTCTAGCTCGAACCAAAACTGTTTCTTCTTTTTTAACAACTGGTTCAACAACTGGCTGTATTCCCTCTTTTCTTTGTCTTCTAAGTATTTTTTGTTCTTTGACTCTTCTTGAGTATTCTTGATTAACTGATGACATTTATTTAGTTCCTTTTCATGTTATTTAAAGCTGCAATATCTCTTTGTGTTTGAATACGCTCTTCAGCAACACGAGTTTTATCATTTAACGCTTGTTGAGAAATATCAATTCTTTGTTGATTTACAAGAGTATCATTTACCTCTTCTTGTTTATCTTGAGCTAATTTCTTTTCAAACTCTTCACTCTTACGCTGAATATCAGCACCCTTAATTGCAAGTTCTTGTTTTCTTATTGAAACAAGAGGGTCTTCTTGCGGAGGTGGCGTTACAGCTTGTGCGTATTGTTCTATCATTTCTGCAATTAATGTAGAAGCAACATTTTGTATTTGAGCTTGAATTTGCTGCTGCATATTCGGGTCTTGTTGCATCATCTGTTGTTGCTCTGGTGGCAATTGAGACATGACTTGTTCTTGTGCTTTCATTTCAGCAAGCATACCAATATGTTCTTGTATATGTCCTTGTAAAACAGCAGCTACAGCCATACTCGTTTGCACAGTAGGGGTGGATAACACAGCCAAATGCGACTGAATATGAGCTTGATGATCTTGACCCTGAAAAGCTTGTAATGATTGTCCAAGTAAAGCATTTTGATTTTCTTTAGCTGGGTTTGTAGGCTGTGGTTGTTGAGGTGGAGGTAATATAGCATCAATATTAGAAACACCTAAAGCCTCATACATATTTCTATATGCCTGATACAAACCTTGAGGACCACCATGTATTTGTGGATTTGATTGAACCAACTGTAACTCTGTTTGTGCTAAAGTTACACGTTGCGACATAGAAAAAATATTTGGATCACTTACAGGCAATATATCAATACGAGCATCAAAATCCTGTGCTTTAATACTTGGTTCTGCACCTGTGACCGCATACGGATATGGAGATGGATTCATAGCAAATATGTCTGCTAAAAGTTTAAACTCCATTTTTTGAGAATAATGCAGTCTTTTATGGATTGCAGACATAACCTTCGTACCACGCTCCATAATAGCCATTGTAGTTCCTACAGGCGTTTCTCCACCCATTTCACCTATTTTCATGTCTGCCATAGATGCAAAACGTCTACCAGCGTCTACAAGTGTTCCCATAAGCTGATAGAGCGTTCCTGAAGGCTCTTTGAAGGGTAAAGGCATCAATGATGTACGAATATCGCCACCAGCTACGTCTATGTCTCTAAACTCGCCTGGTTGCAATGCGCTGTCCTCATCACGGATTCTAGCCCCACGAGACTTAAAACCAGCAGGTAAATTTGATAATGTTCCAGAATCAATTAACTGTCTTAATATTGATGTAGAGGCTTGTGCCAAACCACCAATCATGTGTGTTAATCCAAGACCATAAAACCCTAAACCAGGCATAAACTTATAATGAACAAAATAAGGCTTCTTACGTTTCATTAAGTCTTGTTCATCATAATTTCTTCTTATGGATAAAACCTCACCATTATCTTCTAATACCGTAACTATGTAAGGAAGCCTCAAGCCAGAAGGCTCTCCATCCTCACCTACATCTTCAAAACCCTCTATATCAAGCTCTGTGTGTATTTCATATATTGTTAATTCTTCAGAACCCTTTGTCGGTTGTGTTCCTTCAATACTGTTGATTGTTTCACTAACCTGATTGTAATTACTACTATCATAACTAGAACTTGGTAATTCTATATCACGGTAAAAACCTGCAAGTTGAAGTTTTAAAACTTCATTTGAATCCATTTTTATTATGTGTGTAATACGAGGACTTGTCAGTAAATCAGTTGCTGTATAAGGAACAACTAAATCTTCAGCATGAATAAACTTACTTACCGCACGTTGTAATAAAGGATCAAAATACACCTTTTTAAAGGTAGAACCAACAATAGGAAGATAAAATAACATTTGATCTAATTCAGGATCATACTCCTCCATTTCATAAGTTATTTGATAATTCATATACTCTTTAACACGCTCCGCCTGTTGAGAAATAGCAGGGTCAGAAGCGCCAAGAACTTGTGTTCTAACAGGACCGCTTGCAGGTAACATTTCACGGTAAGCTTGCGCTTGAAACTGCGTTACAGCTTCACCAAGCAAAGGGTGAATAACACCAGAAGCACCTTCAAAAGGCTGTGACCTTTCCTCATACTTCATTCCAAGAAGTTCTAAACCTTTTTTATATGTGTCTTCCCAATCTTCTCTTGATGACAAATCATCTTCAACATGACCAGTTAAATCAGAAGAAATACGACCTAACTCAGCAGAATCTATAGCTTCTGCAAGATTACCATCAAAGGGAACATCAGAAACAACTTCTTGTGTTTCTTCCACATATTCACCAACAATAGCACTTCCATCATCAAACTCTGTTATGTTCGGTTGTTTTCCAACTTCAATAACATCTATTTCAGCTTGTTCCAATTCTGGAGAAGGAACATTTAAATTTTCTGGTAAACCACCAGCGCCAATGTCACGTTCAATTGCCACATTTTATCCCTTCATTCTAATTCTTTCAGCTTCCATCTGATAATATTCTTTCGCCCTTCGACCTTTTGCTTTATTCATTTTATTTAAAGCCATAAGGTACTCATCGCTTGGTGGTGTTGAAGCAGATGGCGCTCTACTCATTGGAGGAACAGCAGAATTAAGGGTATATTGGGAGGACATATTCCCTAATCCCTGCATCTGCTTCAACCTGTTAAAATCATTCATCTTACACCTACAAACTTAGTTCCTCTTAAAGCAGCACGACCACCACGAGAATGACCAACAGCACCACCACCCTCTAATTTAACAACACCGCCTTTATTTTTACCAAGTTTTTTCATAATTGCTGAAGGAGAAAGACCTTGGTCATAAAGCTCCATTGCTCTGTCAAGCATTCCTTCTCCATATTTGTCAATAATTCCTTGTTCAAATTTCTCTCTTTGATCTAAAGCCATCATTGAAGATTTAGACATAAAAAACTCCTTTACTTTTTTTTAGATTTTTTAATTGCAGTTTGCAATTCTTTTGGCAATGTTTTTTGTGCTGGAGTTAACAAATTACCATTATTATCAACGGCACCACCATTCTTCATACCTTTAGGTTTCATTATTCTACCGCCCATTCTATATCCTTTGGCTTTAACTTTACCGCCCATTTTATAACCTTTAGACTTAACTTTACCGCCAGCCCTATATCCTTTTGTTTTCATACTTTTCTTTTTTTTAACACCACCCTTAATAATCATACTTGCCATTAATCTTCTCCTTCATTGTATATATTATCAAAAACCCTGTTTACATCTAATGTATAGTCTAAATTTGATTTTGAATAGTGTAAATGTTGAGAAGGCTTAAAATCAGGCGCACCTTCCCCTGTTGAAAACCAAGCAGGATGCGTCACTCGAACCCTGTTGTTGGGCAATGCTACCACATTTCCTGTCCACTTGTCAGCATCTAAAAGTTGCAAAATGTGACTTTGTTTGTGTTGTGCAGGGTCATCTGCAATTTCACTATTCGTATAATCTACTGTAAACAAATACTTAGCAGGAAAAAACTCTCCATCTATCTTAGCAAACCAAGGACATGGAGTAGTACGATCCATAACGTAAACTGAGTGAGTATGAGAAGAACAA